CCCAGCACCGTGGCCCGGCCCGTATCGGCGACCAGCTTCTGCGCGACCTGCTCGGCCTTCTTCTCGGCCTGCGCCAACCGCGTATCAAGCGGCTCCCGCTGCGCGTCCGTCGTCTTCGGATCCTCCGGATCGCGCGGCCACAGATCCTTCGTGGCCCACCTGAGCGAAGCATCCGTCTGCTCCTGCGACGGCGGATCCGCGACCGGCGCCGCGAACACGCCGGTGACTCCGGCCGCATCTCGCTGCGAGTCGTAAAACTCGGCAGACAGCGACGACGACGCCTGCGCGTACTGGGCGATCACCGCGTTCATGGCCGTCAGCCAGTCCGGCACGGACGCCTGCAACCGCGACGGAATGATCAGCCTGCGCAGGCCCCGGACGTCCCGCACTAGCAGCCGTGTCAGACCGAGCTGCGCCGCCCGGTACCGTCCGGCGTCGCGGCCATCGTCAGAGACCGTCGCCGCCACCGGACACCTCCGCAGCGGAAGGAAGCTGCGCCGACTGGCCATTCAGGGCAGCCAAGCGGTCCAGGATGCCGTTGCCGGCAGCCGCCGCACTCGCCCTTCGGCGGTCCGCGGCAACACGCTGGCGCTGCGCCTCCGTGAACCCGGCCATCTCCAACGTGACATCGGAGTCCGCGGGCAGCACGCCCGCCTGGACCAGCTTCACCGTGGCGTCCACCTGGGCTGCCACCGTCGGCGTCGCCGGGTTCCGCCACACCGTCTCGATACGCCGGGTCTTGTCCGGGGGCTCCCCGTCCCGCACCCACAGAGCCAGCCGCATGGCCTGCTGCCAGGCGGCCCCGAAGCGGCGGATCCNNGCCGGGTTGTCGGTGGTGTAGCCGAGCATGTGCGGCGGCAGCCCGAACTGCGACGACATGATCCGCGCATACAAGTCGATGATCTTCGTCATGCCGGTCGGATCGTGCGCCGCGAACTGGCCCACCGTCGGTGTGCCGCCGTCCTCGTCACGCTCCATCGCCAACACGCGGCCGATGTACGTCTCCCAGGCACTCTTGGCGTTGCCCTCCGCGTCCTGGAACGCCGACTCCGACGCGCCCAAGATGTAGCGCTGCGGGGCACCGAAGAACTCGGCGGCCACCTCCATGCCCATCAGGCGCCGGCACGCAGCATCCGTGATCGACATGACCTCGGGGGTGATCTCCGATTTGCCGACCCGGTCAGCGGTCCGTTGCCGGTTCGCCATCCGCACCACCGGCACCACGCCCAGGTTGTGGATGTCGCGGTCAACGACCTCCCAGCCGCCGGAAGCAGTCGGCAACGCCATCACCGTCTGGTCCGGCAGATAGAGGACCAGCATCCGCTCCTCAGGGCCGGACTCGACGAACGTGTCCGCCGCGCACTCTCGCAAGGCCGCAGTGCTCATGCGGATGCGGGCATCCCACATCACCGTCATGTCCAGCGGTGACTCCGCCGAGATCAGCGGAGGGCAGTCAGGGGTCCCGCAGTCCCCCGAGCCGATCGCCAAGTACTCGCGGCCGTACACCAGGGCATCCAGATGGGCGAGGCTGGATTCGTCGAACAGGTCGTTGGCCTCAGCGATCTCCGACAGCTCCGTCGAATCCGTGCCGTCCGCCCAGCGGAACGCCTCCAAGTCGAGGCGCTCCTCCAGCGATTCGACACCGACCCGCGGCCAGCCAATGACCGTGTGCAGACCCTTCAACTGCGGCGGGATGCTGATGCCGAGGTCCCGGACGAGCTGCTCGCCGTTGAAGTAGGCGTCCCGCAGCTGCAGCTCCCACCGGTCCCTCTGCATGTCCGCCCGCAGCATGTTGATCAGCGCGAGCTCATCGTCCGACAAGAACGTCAGCGGAATATCGGGGCTGGTGACGGTCACCGCAGCACCACCACCCTGCCCGACTTGCCAGTCTTCTTGCGGCCGAGCCCCTTTGCCATGGCATCCACTCGGGCCTGCCAGGCGAGAACTGCGGCAATGGCCGCGTCGATCTTTTTCGGGCTGTCGGGATGTTCCTTCATGATTTGGATACCGCTGCGGGACTCGCGCCGACGGGCATTGAGGATGTGCCGCGTCAGGACGCTAGTGCCGTCATGGGTGAGCTCGCCGTCGACGACGCTCGACCGGAACTTCTCCAGCGCTCGCACGATCTGGTGAGAGCGACCGCCGGTCATCCACCACTCGATCGGATGCTGCACCGAGGCCTTCAACTTGAGTCGTCGGCCATGTTCCGCCTCCCACTTCGCCACATGGGACTCCCACCTCGCCGGGTCTGCGTACATGCCGACGACCTTGTAATCACGGAAGGCGTCCTCGACCGCGGCCAACACCTCAACGGTCGGAACCTGCCAGTCTTGACCGAATGGCCCGTCAGGCTGCTCCCAGCAGCCAAGCAGGAACAGGTGGCCATCAGAGACGCGGCAGCCGACGAGAGCAGTGGCGTCCGTGACGCCGCGGTTCCGGCGGCGCGAACCGTCAAAGCCGAGGACGATCTCCTCGCCTTTGCCCACGATCTTGTCCGCCGCGGCCACCCCAGCCCATTCAGGCTGCGAGATCCACGAGTCGGATGCGTGTGTGATCTGGTTGAGGAAGTCGGCGCGGGCCGTCTGCGGGTCCGTGCTCGGGTCCCAGATCGTGGCGACGATCGTGTCCAGGTCGACGTGCCCGCCATTACGGTCGGCCGAGTCGCCGTAGGTGTACGCCAGGCCGGCAGTCAGAGACTGGCGGTCCGTCATGTCGGTCTCGGGCGGGGCCTCGCGATGGTCGTAGTACAGCCCGTCATCCCGGGCCCGGCCCTCCCGGATCTTGGCCCAGAACGCCGCCGACTCTTCCGCTACCGACCCCTCCCCGGGAATGAAGGCGTTCGGAGACTCGATGGTCGTACCGCCCACCTTCGCGGCGTTGATGCGCATCGTCTCCGCCAGCCGGTTGCCGCGGTTCGATCGCACCCACTCCTCGGTCTGGTCCAGTACAGCGAAGACCGGCTTGTTTCCCTTCACCGTTCGAGCCGAGGACGTGATCGGCTCGATCCTCCCCCGCGGCAGATTGACGAACGTGTCCAGCGGCTCAAGGCCCGGGTACTCGTCGATAACCGGCCCCTGCAGCATCTCCAGCAGGGGCGCCCACGTGTTCTTCGTCTGCGTCTCCGACACGGCGGCGATCTGCACCAGCGGCGTGCGAACTTCAGCCCACGGCTTCCCGACCGGCTGGCCATCAGTGTCCCAACCGTCCGGGACCACCGGGCCGAGCGCCTCAACGATCGCCAGTGCGGCAAGGAACGGGGACTTGCCCCATCCGCGCGGGCGGCTGATGACCCCTCGTCGAAAGCGACGCTTCCCGGTACGGGGGTCGATCTCGTAGTAGCGGAGGACGAAATCCTCCTGCTCCGGGTACAGCACGAACGGCTCGTAGTCGCCGCGATCCGGGGCCGCCAGCATCTCCGAGATCCAGTCGATGACCTCGAATCCGAGAGTCGGGACGGCTCCGGGCTCCGACGGCTTCCACGGCATGTCAGCTCCCCGTCGACTCCTCCGGTGGCGGCAGTGCGCGGAGAACGCCGCGGCGCTCCCTAGCCGACCGACCGCCCTCAGGCCTCTTGCTATCGGCTTCGTCGGCCTGCGCGAACTGCATCCGCAGTCGCGCCCTGTCCTCCGGAGTCGCGCCAAACTTCGCCACCCGCAGTCGCAGCTCGCCGGCCGCCGACATCTCTCCCGACCACAGCCGGGCGTGTACGACAGCCGTGTCCAGGAGGAAGTCCCAGTCAGTTGACGAGAAGTGCTCCGCCTGAGGCGACGCCTTCCACATCTCCCACCAGTCCAACGTCCTCGCCGGCCAGGCGTACTCGACCAGCTCGCCGTCCTTCATCACCGACAGCGTCGGCAACTCGGGAGGCTCGGCCTGCTCGAAGCGCAGGATCGTCTGAGCGTGCGGGTCCTTGCTGTGCCCGGCTCGCCGCTTCGGGTCCTTCGGCACGGGTCCACGGCCAGCCATGAGGCTCACCTCCGCCCGTCCGATCTCAAGATCCAAATTCCCCAGACCCAGGGCCAACCTTAGCGTGTATACGGCCCCGATCCGAATAACCCCAAGTCAGGGGCATTCCCCCAGGTCAGCGCGTCGCTTCCCGATCTTGACGTCACACCAAAGCGGGCCGGCCGAGGGCTAGTCGATCAAGCGACGCCGCTCGCGTGATCATCATCGATTCGATCACTCTTACGACTGTTGCAGCTCAGATGAGCACATTGCACGTTGGCAAGCGTGTGCGATCCGCCTTGGGAGAGAGGAAGGATGTGGTCCACCGAGGCACTCATGGGGTGCGGCCATGCCAGCCCTGGGTCCACCGGCAGCCGGCATAGCCCGCACGCCCAGCCGTCCCGCTCGTACACCTCTCGCGGTGCGAACCGTTCGCCTTGCTCGGCTTGCTGAATGAGCATGCGACGTCGAGCGTCGCCGAGGGCAGCGGCTTCGGGGTAGAGCTGCCTCCAGTGGCCAAGCTGCTCACGACGCTGCTTGTAGTACTCGATGGACTGCTCGCGGTATCTCTCGGTGCCGTACCGCTTGCCCGTCGTTGCCGTGTAGTTGCGGTGCCAAGTCTTCGTCCGCTCGGCCTTCATAGCGCGCTTGCACTCTGGCTTACCGCACTGGACTCGCCTCGGGTTCGCCATGGGGGCGTCACAGTAGGGGCATGGCCGCGCGTTGGCAGCCCGTCGCCGTGCCGTCTCCTCGCGCGACCTGGCTAGGGCTGCGTCGTACCGGCCGTCTTCGCGAGCGCCCCGGCGAGCCGTAGCGTTTCGACAGCCGGGAGAGCAGTAGCGGGTTCCTTCGCGGACACTGGCAGGCTCGTCACAGTGCGCGCAGGTGATCTCTATGCGGCGGGCGTTCTTGCTCCCTGCTCGACATGCGCCTGAGCAAAAGACCGGGATAGGCCCGCGTTGGCCGACGGCCTTCTCGGCCCCGCAGCGGGCGCAGTTGATCGAGGTGGGGCGTGTAGCGTTGGTCATGCTGGTCCTGTCGCGTCAGGGTTGGCCACAGCCCCGGGAGCGCTCCAACGCTCGCCGGGGTTCCATTGTCTCAACACCTGCCGACAGTGCGGCGGTTCCTCAGCGAGGACGCCGACCAGGGTTCAGCCGGCTCCCTGTTCCGACGCCCGTGTTGCGGATGTGCATGAGCTGGCAGTAGCCCTTCGCCCGCGCCCCCATGTACTTGCTGAGCTGCCGGTTGCACCTTGTCCAGTCCCCTGGCGTCCCCCAGCGGATCTTGGCGTTCCCCGGGCCCGAAACACTCCAGTACCGCCGAAGCGTCTCGGCGTTTCCGCGCCGGCTTCGGGTTCCTCGTCCTTTGCTGGCCACAGTTCTCACTCCTTCTGCGGCGCGGGCTCCTGGCATTGGGTCTCTTGCTCTTCGTCTACCCGCAGGATGCTGCGGACTTGCTCGCGGGGCACGGCGTAGCAGGCGCCCTCGGCGTCGTGGAAGACGGCCCATCCGTCGGTGAGTTCGAGAGTGAGCGGGTCGTCTTCAAGGAGGGTGTCATCGCCGCGACGTTCGGCGTGGACGATCAGGTAGCGCGGCATGGCCACCGCCTCACAGGAGTCCGGGGTGCCGCTCGGGCGGCCGTACTCGTCCGGGCCGGGGGTTGGCGCGTTGGGCGTCGTTCCCTTCACGGCTGGACTTCTGGTCGTGGCATGGTCCGCATACGCCCTGAAGATCCGACGGACCGTCCCGGTCTGCCTTGGCGACGATGTGGTCGCAGTGGGTGCTCGGCCTGATCCCGCAGATCTTGCACGTCGGGTCGCGCTTGAGGATCTCGGCACGGATGCGGGCCCATCCGCTCGGAAGCCGGCTCTTGCGGTTGCTCGAACTCCAGCCGCCGCTCATGCGCTACTCCTCGGGGCTGCGTTCGGTGTCGCTGTTGAGGGCCCATCCTGCGAAGCCGGTGCGCCGGTCGCCGGGGTTGCTGGCTTGCGCGATGCGGTAGAGGCGGATGGCGGCGGCTTCGGCGTGGCCGAGTGGGTCGTCGTCGCTGCCGTTGATCTCGACGGTGATGTCGCGGACGCCGTCGGACAGCTTCACCGTCACGTCAGGCATTCGCAGGGTCCGTCTTCTCCAGCCACTCGGCGAAGGCTTCACGCATGGTGTCGTCGCCCCAGTCGCAGGAGTCGCGCCATTCGACGGCGTGCCAGACGTCGGCGAGGCGCTTCAGGCGGACGGCCGCGCGAATCTCCCACTGCCGGAGCAGGACGAGGAGCTCCTCGGTCTCACGGGCGGCGTCCTGCGCGTAGCCGAGACCGGCGAGGCGCTGGGCCATGCCTTCGAGGTTGTGGCGCTGAGCCTGGAGGTCTTCGAGGTCCACGGCGGCGTACAGGTAGTTGTAGCTGCCGCCGCTCACGGCTGTTCCTGCTCGCCGTCGAGGGCGCGCAGTGTCCCGCAGTGCTTGTAACCAACGGGCGAGTTGTCGGTGGTCTGGCCGACGAAGTCGTAGGCGGAGCAGGCCCAGCAGATCTCTTCGCCCCGGTGGAGCACGGGCTTGTGGAGCTGGCGCACGCGTTCGATGGCGTCGGCCTGGTCGTCGCGCTGCTTGCGTATCCCGGCGGCGGCGTTGCGGATGTCGTCCCAGTCTCGGGTGGGGTCCATGCCGAGTGCGTCGAGGAGAACGGCCTTGTGGCCAGCGAGCCGGTCCATGTCGCGGGCGATGGTGGTGCGATCGTCCGCGAGTTCCTGCGCCGTGGCGACTCGGACGGCCTCGCCGATGGTGGCGCCGGTTTCTTGGGCGGCCTGCTGGATGTAGGCGCTGGTGTCGTTGGCGGGGATGTCGACGGTTTCTTCGAAGACGAGGATGGCGCGGGCGCCGATCTGTTCTGCGAGGGAGAGGCTGGTGAGCCTCTGGACGGCTGTGGCGTAGGAGGCGCCTTCGTCGGCCTGCGGGTACAGGGTCTTGGCGATGTCCTCGCTGGCCTGGTCGACGACGAGCACGAACGGCGGCCGGTCGTCGCCGGAGCCTTCGGGGAGTTCGAGGATCTGCAGGCGGGCCATCAGCCGGTCACCGCCTGGTCGTCCTGGCGGTGGACGCTGCGGACGTTGCTGACGGGTGCGAGGGCGACGACCTGCCCGTTCTTGACGAAGGTGTAGTCGCAGGCGTCGGTGTCGTATTCGACTCCGTCGGCTTCGACCATCTCGGTGTCGCCGGTCAGGTAGTTGATCTCGTAGCGGGCCATGGCGCGGGCTCCTGTGGGGTGGGGTTACGGCTTCCAGCGGGGTCCGCGTAGCGCTTCGGGCACGTCGCTGGTGGTGATGGGCGGATTCAGGGCGGCGGCGAATGCATCGCGGAGCATTCCGGCGAAGCCTTCGGGGTGCGGCTCCCGCTTCGGCTGCTCGGGCGCTTGCGGGCGGTCGAGTCCGGCGAGGATCTCGTCGGTCAGGCCGTGCGCGTATCCGAGGTCGAGGAGTTCGACGCAGTCGCTGAGGTTTTCGGCGACGGGCTCCTGGAAGTCACCCTCGGTGCCACATCCCATGCAGGCGGTGGCAAACATCCAACTGTCGGCCTGTGCCGGGTCGAGCCGGTGCCGGGCGAGGATGCGGCGGTCCGCCTCGCAGCGGCGCAGGATGGGCGCGGCTTCATCGCTCGGGATGCAGTCTTCTTCAATCGACCGCTCTACCTGCTCGACTTGCTGGGTGATCCAGGCGTGGAGATCCATGGCGCGGGCTCCGTGGGTTCAGGTGAGGCGGTATCCGGCTGCGTCGTAGTAGTCAATGCCACCGAGCTCGACGCGATCCCCGTTGCGCGTGAACCATGGGCTCATGGTGGCCGCGTCGGCCGGGGCGTTGAGGGCGATCCAGGTGAGGATGACGTGGTCGTCGTCGCGCCGCCGGGATTCCTCGCTGCCGGGCAGCAGGTGCTTGTGCTCGTCGAAGTCGGCTTCGAGTTCCGGGCTGACGCGGAGTTCGACGCGGGTCTCGCTCACGTCGATTCCCCCTCGGCGTTCCGTTGTTGGCCGCCGCCGATGAAGCTCTCGATGAGGTCACCGAAGGTCTTGATCGCATCGTCGGCGACTTGGTGGCCGCTGGCTTTCTGCACGTAGGTGCTGATCGCTTCGGCTTGCTGGCGGACTTCTGCTGGTGCGGCAGCGAGGACGCCACCTAGGCAGGTGTCTTGCTTGCCGTGCAGCTCTTCGTGCCGCTGCATCGCGATGACCAGATTCCAGCCCCACAGGGGCAGGTCGGGAACAAGGGAAGCCATGGCGCGGGCCTTCCGGGTGGGTTGGTCAGGCGTTGAGTGCCCGCCGCACGCCCTCTTCGAGCGTAATCGTGGGCACGTAGTGGTTGAGCATCAGGCCGGGGTCGCAGACGCGGTGGTGGACGCCTCGGGGTGCGTCCTGCCGGTTCTTGAACTGCGGCCGGTATCCGGCGGCCTGGGTAACGATGCGGGCAAGGTCGTCGAACGACGTTGCCCTCCCCCAGCCGAGGTTGACGGGCCCGGTGACGTCGGCGTCCAACAGCGCGAGCGTGGCGCCGACGAGGTCGTCGATGTGGATCCAGTCGCGGGTGGATTCGCCGCTGCCCCAGATTTCGAAGGGGTCGTCGCGGCGTTTGGCCCGCTGGATGAAGGCAGGGAACGGGTAGCAGACGTCCTGGTCCTCGCCGAACCCACTGAACGGGCGCGGAATGAGGATGCGGCAGCTTTCGGCTTCGGCGTAGGCGGCGAGCTTCTCCCCCGTCAGTTTCGCCCAGCCATACGTCGCGTCGGGCTCTTCCATGTACTGGAGGTTGATGTCCTCTTCGTACAGGCGCCGCACGTCGCCGGGCTGTTGCAGGGCGACCGGGTAGGCCGCAGATGAACTGAAGAAGACGGCTCGCGGCGTGCCAGTGCGGACCAGCCACCGCATGTACCAGGAGTCCAACGCGAGGTTGGTGGCGACGCCGAGCGGTGATCCGTCGATGCTGGCCCGGCCTCCGACGATCGCCGCGCAGTGGATCGCGAGATCCCAGCGCTGGTCGTCGGTGCGGAAAAAGTCGAGGGCATCGCCGTGCCGGACGAGCGGGGTGGCGTTGAGGTCGATACCGAAGACGTCGTCGCCTCGGTCGACGAGCGCCCGGTGTAGGTGGCGGCCGACGAAACCGGACGCGCCGGTGAGGAGGACCCGCATCAGCTGCCCGCCTTGACGGCCCGGTAGACGCTCCACGGCAGCCCGCTGTCGACGGGCTCCAGTCCGATGCGTGCGCACGCGTCGACCTGCTGTTCGCGGGACCAGGTGGTGACGCCGATCCA